AAAATTAACTCGTTCTATTACAACAACTTACAAATTTCAACTGCAAAACTTAGGACTTGAAGAAAATGGTTTTAGTGAAGTAATGTTAAATGTTGAGTGTTAAATGTTGAATAAAAAACCATTATAATACTACCCGCAACCCATGAATTTATTCATGGGGGCGAGATAAAAATCCAGCCCATGAATTCATTCATGGGTAATAATAACGCCCGCTATCTTAAGATAGTGGTAATTGAATAAACACATATTTAGTATAGCAGTTATTATTAATTCCCCTTATTAATTACCACTATTTTTAAATAGTGGCTATAGAGCGAGGAATATATAAACCCCAAAACCGATGTCGCCTCTATTTGGCTAAACCACTTCCTATTTTTTTATTACAAACTCGTTATTTTTCAAATTAATGTCAGGTGTTCTTTTATTCCCCAACAATATTGAAGCAAATTCATCTTCTGTTTTTACTTTTACTTCAAAAATATTTTTACCGTCTTTCCAAACTTTTGCAGAGTTATATATATCTATTTTTTTGCCGTTTGTTAAATTAATTTGTAAATAAACAGGAACCGGGAAATTACCGATTTTTTCAACAGAAATTATTGTTTCTCCGTTTTCAAATTTCGCACTTTTTATCCCCAAATCCGGATATCCTTGTTCATAAAACCATGGTTTTATAAACCACGCAAGTTCTTCTTTTGCTACGTCTTCAAAAGTAAAAAAGAAATCAAAAGGAATAGGATGTTTACCGTGCCACCTATTTATATATTCTTTTAAGCAATTATCAAACTTTTCGTCACCAAGTAAATCTCGTAACATGGCATATGCTGTTGCACTACGTATATAGGCATGCATACGATATGGTTTGGGTTTTAAATTTGAGGTTAAAATCATTAAAGGAACTTCAAACTCTTTGCCCGCAGTTTTGTTATAATTTGCTATATTTCTTTCTTCCGGTTCATATCCGTTAGCTAACTCTTTTTGTATTTTATATGGTAATGCCACTGCAAAACCTTCATCCATCCAAGCATATTTTCTTTCATTTGTCCCCATATAAAAAGGAAAATATGAATGCAATATTTCGTGCGAAGTGACATGTACCGTTCCGGCAAAATCATCGGCCGATGCACCTTCATTAACCATCATGGGGTACTCCATACCTCCGGAACCGTTAAATACTGTTAATGAAGGATATGGGAATTTTACACCCGGAATTTGTTCCGAAAAAAACGCAATTGATTTTTTACTTATTTCCGCAACAGGTTTAAAACCTTCATTTTCCGTCTTATATACCGAAGAAATAAAAACTCTGCTATTTAATTTTTTATCAGTGCAATAACTTGTTGCGTCCCATAAATATTTATCACTCACGGCAAAAGCGAAATCGGGCACATTTTCGGCAATATAATTCCATTCTATATAATCTCCCCCTTTCGTAAACCCTTTGTTAATTACGTCAATAGTATCAATCACTTTAATTATTTTATCCGAATTATGGGCTTCAATAAATCTTGAATAATAAGGCTCGTTTAATATTTTATCCGGATTTTGTAAAATTCCGGTTCCCCACACTAAAAAATCCTTCGGCACTTTTACTTTTACATTATAATTGTTTATATCATTATAAAACTCTTGTGCCCCCGAGTAATCATTTACGTCCCATCCGTCAATATCATCATAAACTGCTACTTGAGGATAAAAATATGCCATAAAATATGCTGTTGAATCATATTTTCCCATTCTAACAAGCTGTGTTTGCGGTAAAGGAAAAGACCATTCTATCTCAACTTTAGAAGTAGATGAAGGAGCTATTTTATTATTTAGTTTTACAAATAAATTTGTCCCTGATTTATATACCTTACCTGTTACAAATTCTTTTGAATAATCATCACCGTTAATTACAATTTTGGTAATGTTAGTACCGTTATGAATAGTCTTAGGGTGTATCTGCCAATCTCTTATTGCATTTTTAGTATAAAAATCTTGGTACAAACGAAAAACCATTATGTCTAAACTATCTTTACTGTTATTTTTATATTGTATTGTTTCGCTACCGGTAAAATCTTCTTGTTTTGGATCAATCGTAACATTTATATTGTACTTGGCACTATTAATAAAATAATTTTCCCCCGGTTTACCTGTGTAGCTACGCGTACCGTTATCATAAGCAGCCTTTACATCCAACGGCATGTAATATTTTTCTGTTTGAGCCGTTATGCTAATACCAAAAACGAAAAGAACAAAGATTAAATATTTTTTCATTATTTATCCCTAATAACTATTTAAAATAAAAAAACCGCTTAAATTTAAGCGGTTTTTTTGAATAATTCAATCCAATTAATATTATTAATCAATATTTGAAAAAGCGTCTTCTAAATCAGCAATAATATCGTTTACGTTTTCAATACCTACACTAAGGCGTACAAGACCTTCTGTAATACCTGCTTCTGCACGTGCTTTAGCACCCATGCTTAAGTGCGTCATGCTTGCCGGATGTTGAATTAATGTTTCAACACCGCCTAAACTAACGGCTAACTGAGCAAGTTTTACGTTATCCATTACAACTTTTCCGGCATTAAAACCGCCTTTTAGTACAAAAGTTATCATTCCGCCTGGACCTTTGTGTTGCTTTAAACCAACTTCATACTCGGGATGACTTTTTAATCCGGGGAAAAACACTCTTTCTACTTTTGGATGAGCTTCTAAAAACTCAGCTATTTTTTGAGCATTAGCGCAATGTTTTTCAATTCTTAGAGATAAAGTTTTTAATCCTCTATGTACTAAGAACGAGTTAAAAGGATCAATAACTCCGCCCATTTGGTTTAAGCATTTTCTTAAGTTGCCGTAAAGTTCTTCAGTTTTAGCAACAATAATACCGGCAACTACATCTGCGTGACCATTTAAAAATTTGGTCATACTATGTAACACAATATCGGCGCCTAATTTTAACGGTTGCTGTAAAGCCGGGCTCATAAAAGTATTATCTACAACTAATAATGCACCGTTCTTATGTGCAATTTCGGCACATTTTTCAACATCCGATATAGCCAAAGTCGGGTTACCGGGAGTTTCGATATAAATTACTTTTGTGTTTTGTTTAACAGCTTTTTCAACTTCGGTAATAATATTTGTATCAACAAAAGATACTTCAATATTAAACTTAGTAAAAATAGTTGCAAGCAATGTTGTTGTCGGTCCGTATAGAGCTTTCGAACAAACTATGTGGTCACCGGCTTTTAGTAATGTTGTAAAAACAGTACTAATTGCCCCCATTCCGCTTGCGCAGCCTAAAGCTTTGTACCCGCCTTCCAAATCTGCTACAGCATTTTCCATTGCTTCAATAGTAGGGTTCTTCATTCTTGTGTAAATATAACCGGCTTCTTCGCCTTTAAATATTGCCGCACCTTGGTCGGCACTTTCAAATTTAAATGTTGATGTTTGATAAATAGGGGGTACTACCGGTCTAAATTCATATTCACCTATTCCGGCATGAACACACTTTGTATCAAAACTTACTTTTTCGTTATGCATTTTGTCACCAATTTATTTTGTCCGTATGTTTTTATTCTTCAGTTCCGGCGTTATCTTCATCAGGAATTATTTTTGCTAAATCAGCAATGGAATCCCCTTCATTTAATTTAATAACTCTAACACCTTGAGTATTTCTACCCATAACACGCATTTCGGCAACTCCTTGACGTATTACCATTCCTTGTACCGTCATTACAACAAATTCATCGTTATCATTAACTTCTTTCATTGCAATTAAGTTACCGGTTTTATCACCCGTTTTAATAGTAATTACACCTTTACCGCCACGGTGTGTAATTCTATAATCGCTTAATTCGCTTCTCTTTCCAAAACCTTTATCAGTAACAACTAATAAAGTGGATTCACGTTTTACTACAATAGAACCTATTACTTTATCTCCGGCTTCAAGAGTAATACCTTTAACGCCGGTCGCTGTACGTCCCATATCTCTTACATCTTTTTCGTTAAAGCGAATTGCCATACCGTTGGATGTACCAATCACAATATCATTGTTTCCTTCGCTAATTCCTACTTCTATTAAGCTATCTCCTTCATTTATGTTAATAGCTATAATACCCCCTTTCCTAATGTTGGAATAAGCCGAAAGCACTGTTTTTTTGATAGTACCTTGTTCGGTTACCATTATAGCATATTTATCATCGGCAAAATCTTTAATTGAAAGGAATGCCGTTATTTTTTCGTCTTTTTCTTTTTCAATTAAGTTTTGTATAGCTCGTCCTCGGCTCGCTCTTCCCGTATCGGGCACTTCATGTACTTTTAGCGAATATACTTTTCCTTTATCGGTAAAGAATAAAATATAATGATGAGTAGCTGCAATAAACATATGTTCTATAAAATCTTCATCTTTTGTTCCGGCTCCGGTTACTCCTTTACCGCCTCTGTTTTGGCGTCTATAACCGCTTACGGGAAATCTTTTAATAAATCCTTTATGGCTTATTGTTACAACAACATCTTCGTTTGCAATAATATCTTCTAACGAAAATTCTTTGAAATCATAAATAATTTCGGTTCTTCTTTTATCGCCGTAACGTGTTTTTATTGCAAGTAATTCTTCTTTTATAATTAAATTACGTTTTGCTTCGCTTGCCAAAATTCCTCGTAATTTTTCAATTAATTGAATAACTTCTCTATATTCGTCTTCAATTTTTTTGCGTTCTAAACCTGTTAATCTTTGTAAACGCATATCCAAAATTGCTTTTGCCTGTATTTCGGATAGTTTAAATTTACGCATTAAATTAAGTTTTGCGGTTTCAACATCTTTGGATTTTTTAATAGTTTCGATAACTTCGTCAATATTATCCAAAGCAATAATGTAACCTTCCAAAATATGAGCACGCTTTTCGGCAGCATCCAATTCAAATTTTGTTCTGCGTATTAACACATCCATTCTATGCAATAAGAAATAATGCATCATCTCTTTTAATGTTAATACTTTAGGTATTCCGTTAACTAAAGCTAAGTTAATAACGCCAAAAGTAATTTGCATTTGTGTATGTTTAAACAATTGGTTTAATATTACATCCGGTTGTGCGTCTCTTTTTGTTTCAATTACAATGCGCATTCCGTCTCTATCGCTTTCGTCACGAATATTGGATATATCTGTAATTTTTCCTTCGTGTACCAATTCTGCAATTTTTTCAATTAAATTAGCCTTATTTACCTGATAAGGTAATTCGGTTACAACTATATTTTCTCTGTCATTTTTCTGTATTTCAACATTTGCGCGGGCACGTACAATAATTTTTCCGCGTCCCGTTAAATAGGCTTCTTTAACTCCTTCGTATCCAAAAATTATTCCCGCAGTGGGAAAGTCGGGTGCTTTAACATACTTCATTAATCCTTCAGAGGTAATCTCCGGAGCATCAATTAAAGCAACTAAACCGTCAACAACTTCACCTAAGTTGTGAGGGGGAATATTAGTAGCCATACCTACGGCAATACCGCTTGCGCCGTTTACAAGCAAATTAGGTAAATAAGCAGGTAATACACTCGGTTCCTGCAAACTATCATCAAAGTTGGGAATAAAATCAACCGTGTTTTTATCTAAATCTCTTAACATTTCATCTGCAAGACGCGCTAAACGAGCTTCGGTATAACGCATTGCCGCTGCACCGTCTCCGTCTATACTTCCAAAGTTACCTTGTCCGTCAATTAAAGGATATCGCAAGGAAAAATCTTGTACCATACGTACCATTGAATCATATACGGCAGTATCTCCGTGCGGGTGATACTTACCAAGCACTTCACCCACAATTCTTGCAGACTTTTTATACGGTTTAGTATGTAACATTCCTAAATCGTACATACCGAATAAAATTCTTCTATGAACGGGTTTTAATCCATCCCTAACATCCGGTAACGCACGTGCAACAATTACACTCATCGCATAGTCTATATACGATGATTTCATCTCGTCTTCTATTGATACGGGAACTACTTTTTCAAATATTGTTGGCATAATTTATTAACTCTTAAATTCTCTTAAAATCTTAATTATATATCTAATTTTGCATATTTAGCGTGCTTTTCGATAAATTCTCGACGCGGTTCTACAGCATCACCCATAAGTGTTTCAAATATTTTATCTGCTCGTGCAGCACTTTCTAAATTTACTTGCAATATTGTACGTGTTTCCGGATTCATGGTTGTATCCCATAATTGTTCGGGGTTCATTTCTCCCAAACCTTTATATCGTGAAATTACAACCCCTTTTGGTGCTCCGGTTTCGTCAACTTCTTCTTTTTCTTCCGTAGTTGATTTAAATCTTTTTAAAATTTTATCACGTTCGTCTTCGTCATACGCATAAAATTCTTCTTTCCCTTTTTTAATTTTATATAAAGGCGGCTGAGCAATATAAACCTTGCCTTGATTAATTAAATCTTGCATATATCTGTAAAAGAAAGTTAAAAGTAAAGTTCTAATATGGCTTCCGTCCACGTCCGCATCGGTCATAATTATAACTTTGCCGTAACGTGATTTATCCCCGTTAAAATCCTCTGCAATTCCGGTACCCAATGCAGAAATTATTGCTTTAATTTCGTTATTTTCCAAAATTTTATTTAACTTCGATTTTTCCACATTCAATATTTTACCGCGTAACGGTAATATTGCCTGAAATCTTCTGTCTCTTCCTTGTTTAGCACTACCGCCTGCAGAATCCCCTTCCACTATATACATTTCGCAATGTTCGGGATCGTTTATAGAACAATCCGCAAGTTTACCGGGTAAACGCATTGTATCTAATGCATTTTTACGTCTTACAAATTCACGGGCTTTTTTAGCGGCTTCTCTTGCTTCTGCAGATTTTAAGCATTTTTCGATAATTTTTTTACCGACACCTGGGTTTTCTTCCAAATATTCGGCAAGTTTTTCACCTACAATCGATTCAACAATCGATTTAACTTCACCATTGCCTAATTTAGTTTTAGTCTGTCCTTCAAATTGCGGTTCGGCAACTTTTACGCTTATTACGGCAGTTAAACCTTCTCTAAAATCTTCACCGGTTAACGATATTTTTGAATTTTCTTTAACTAAGTTATTTTTAGATGCATACGTGTTTAACGTTCTTGTTAATGCAGTTCTAAAACCTACTAAGTGCGTTCCGCCTTCGTGTGTGTTAATATTATTAACATAGCTAAAAACGTTTTCGCTGTACTGACTGTTATATTCAAACGAAATTTCTACCGGCGTATTTTCTTTTTCGCCTTCAATATAAATCGGCTTATGTAACGATTCTCTGTTTTCGTCCAAATATTTTACAAATTCAACTAAACCGCCTTTAAAATGATAAATAGCTTCTTCACCTTCAAGCTCATCTTTAATTTCAATAGTAATATTTTTATTAAGATAAGCTAATTCCATCATTCTTTCGGCAAGAGTTTCAAATTTAAATTTTGTCGATTTAAATATTTCGCTGTCCGGTAAAAAGGTTACCGTAGTTCCGGTTTCATTCGGTTTACATTTACCAATTTCTTTTACCGGATATTTCGGAACTCCGCGTTCATATTCTTGTTGATAAACTTTACCGTCACGTTTAACTTCGACAATTAACCATTCGGATAAAGCATTAACAACCGATACACCCACACCGTGCAAACCGCCGGAGACCTTATAACTATCTTTATCAAATTTTCCTCCTGCGTGTAAAACAGTCATTACAACTTCAAGAGCCGACCTGTTTTCTTCCGGGTGCATATCTACCGGAATACCTCGCCCTCTATCTAAAACTGATACACTTCCGTCTTTGTTTATTTTAACAAGAACATAATCATTATATCCGCCTAAGCATTCATCTATACTATTATCTACTACCTCGTTAACAAGGTGATGTAAACCCCTTGAACCTACATCCCCAATATACATGGCGGGTCTCATCCTTACGGCTTCAAGTCCCTTTAATACGTTAATGTTTTTTGCGGTATAGTTGTTGGAACTATTGGCTACCACCTTATTTTCTCCCTATTTATTTCTAAACAAATTTAATTGAACTTACTACTTCTTTATTGTAATACTTATTTATTTTCTCTTTTAATGCTTCTTGTCTTAAATTTAATTCTTGTCGCATTACGGAATTTTCAACTCGTAAACTTAAAATCTTTTTGTTTAATTTTACCGGCACTACATAGTCTGAAAATTCCGGAAAAATCAATAAAAACTCTTCTACTACTTTATATTTAATTCTAACTTCTCTAATCTTTTCCATATCGGCAGAATCCATTATAATATCCGCCAAACTCTTTATACCCTTCTCTTTCAACTTAAACTACCGTTATTAATAGTAAAAATTGAAGATTGTAATCCGCCGTCTAATTTGCCGATGTTCGAAAAATCTGTTGCGGTTATAAAAGATTGTCCTACATTTTTCAAATATCTACTTATGCTTTCCGAACGGAATGTATCCAACTCGCCAAAAACGTCATCCATCAAAAAAACCGGCGTACTATTCAAAATATCCTTTAAGTAAAAAAACTGTCCGAATTTAAGTGCTACCTGAAATGTTTTATGCTGTCCTTGACTTCCGAATTTTTTTAACTCTAAATTATTTATTCTAAACAGAAAATCATCTCTGTGTGGACCTACCAGATTAGAACATCTTCTAAGTTCGTCTTCTCTCCTTACATTAAGTAAGCTAAAAAAATCGTTTTTAATATTATTTTTATCAAAATGTCCGTATGTCAAATATTCAATATTCGGTATTTCTTTTTCACCCAATAATTTTTCATAAGTAGAAATAATATACTCGGTAAATCTTTCGGCAAATAAAAATCTATGATTAATTATCTCCGTTCCTAAATTAACGAGATTTTCACTCCATATATCAAGTTCGCTTAATAAACCTCTATTTCCAGTAATACTTATCTGGTTTAGTAATGATGACCTTTGTTTTAGTGTTTTATTATAATCCAATAAAATGTTTAAGTAGGCACCCGATGTTTGAGAAATAACTGAATCCACAAATCTTCTCCTTTCTGCGGGACTTCCTTGGGTAATAGCATGATCGCCGGGGGTTATCGTAACAATAGGGAACTTGCCTATAATATCAGCAGACTTGTTTATCTGTTTACCGTCTAAAAGATAATTTTTTTTATTGGTATCTTTATCGTAATAGAGAACAGCGGAGTTATTTACTAAACCTTTTATATCACCTAAAATTTTAAAACTTGTAGATTCAAAATTAACAGCATCACTTTCCGAGGCTTGCAACATGTTTTTGGTTGTGGCAAGGTAATATATTGCTTCCAACACGGAAGTTTTACCTTGCCCGTTACCGCCTACTATAAAATTAATACTTTCCGAAAAATTTAATTTCGTTCTTTTATGCAGTCTAAAGTTTATTAACTCAATTTCATTAATTGTCATTTTTTTTGTTTATTCGCATTGGCATAACAAGTACTAATAAATCTTCTTTTTCCTTGTTTTCATTTAAACTAACCAATATTGGCTTAGTAGGTTCTTTTATTCTAAAAATCAAATCCCCTTCGGTGCTTATATGACTTAATGTTTCGTTTAAGTGCCCGCAGTTAAACCCTATTTCCATAGGTATTCCCGTATATTTGCACGGTATTACTTCGTTCAAGTTAAAAGTATTATTCTTTAAATCGTAAGTACTAACGTCTAACATGTTGGTATCAAGCTTAAACATAATTTTTTTCAAATCATCGTATGCTGCAAATGTATATAACCTATTAACTACGTTATATAATTCGTTTTTGTTCACCTTTAAAGTTATTTCATTATCTAACAATAAAACCACATCGTAATTAGGAAATTTATCCCTAATTAGTCTTGTCATCAACACATAATTTTCTGTATTAATAATTGCAAAATCATGAATAACCGAAATTTCAAAATCTGCATTTTCTAAAATTTTTGTTAAAACATGAACCGTCTTTTTAGGTATGTTTATTAAAACAGGATTATCAGTAGTAACATCTAATAACGTAGATTTAATTAATCTGTAACCGTCAGTTCCTACCAAACGCAAGCCGTCTTCTTTAAAGTCAAATACCATACCCATCATTGCAGGCTTTAGGTTATCTTGTATGATGTAGCTTGTATTTTCAATAATTTTCTTTATTCTGGCAGAATTTAACGATATTACAAAGCTGGGGTCTTCTTCAGAAGGCAAATCGAGCACATAATTATCACGCTCTAAAATATTAAATAAATAAGTACCGCTGGGTGTGGTTAATGTAGCTTTTTGACCGGGAACAATTTCAAACGTAATTAATGTATCTTTTAACGATTTTACTATATTGTTTAAGTAAGCCGCATTAATTAAAAAGCTTGTTTCTGCTTCTTCTTCGGTTGTTATCACTTTTAATTCTGCAGTTACTAACAACCCAACGTCAGCCGAGTAAATTTTTAGCACACTTTCTTTTATTTCAATCAAAAAATTTTGATAAATTTCCATCGGTGATTTTGGATTTATCACCGCAAACAGCTTTGAAACTACTTTATTTAGCTCTGTACTATTTACTTTAAATTCCATTTTTTTACTCCAAATTAAATCACTAATATACCAAAAATTTTAATCATTTTCAATTTATAAAGCAATAAGTTTATAATATTTATTTATATTATAACTTATATAACCGGCTTATTAAAGTTTATTGTTGTTGATTGTTAGCCATATTTTTGTAACTTTACATAATTATTAAATAAATTTAAGTTATCAAATGAATTCAATTTCGATATTAAATCAATATTTTGGATATAGCAGTTTTAAAGGAGTTCAAAAAGAAGTTATTGAACGACTTGTAGAACAAAAAAAGCATTGTTTGGTAATAATGCCTACCGGCGGAGGTAAATCAATTTGTTATCAAGTTCCGGCTTTATTGTTTAACGGCAAAACTTTAGTCATTAGCCCTTTAATTGCTTTAATGCAAGATCAAGTTGATTCATTAAAAAAACGAGGCATATCAGCGGAGTATATTAATTCGACTGTATCCGCTGAAAAAAAACAAGAACGACTGAAGCTGTTTTTACAGGGAAAAATAAATCTTTTGTACGTAACACCCGAAAGATTTAGGAAATCGGAGTTTATAAATGCTTTACAAGGAATAAAAATTGACCTGCTTGCGGTTGATGAAGCACATTGCATAAGTGAATGGGGACACGATTTTAGACCCGATTATAGCAGAATTGCCGAGTTTAGAGCTTTGCTTAATAATCCTTTAACTGTAGCTTTAACTGCTACTGCAACACAGACCGTACAAAAAGACATTATTGAAAAATTAGGCTTAAATAAATCAGAAATTGAAATTTTTCACACAGGAATTAATAGACCAAATTTACGGCTTGAGGCAACTGATGTTTATGACGATAAACAAACACTAAACGAGATTATAAAAGTTATTGACAATTTCAAGGGAAGCGGGATTATATATTTTTCCCTTATTAAAAAACTCGAACATTTTAGTGAACTGCTTAGGGCTAAAGGATATAAACATAAAATTTATCACGGTAAACTTAATGCTGCTGAAAGAAAAAAGACTCAGCGTAATTTTATTGAGGGCGATTCGCAACTAATACTTGCCACCAATGCATTTGGAATGGGCATTGATAAAGAAAACATAAGATATGTTATTCATGCCGAAATTCCTTCTTCTGTTGAATCTTATTACCAGGAAATAGGAAGAGCCGGAAGAGACGGTGAACCTTCTTTGTGCAAACTTCTTTATAATCAACAAGATTTATATACTCAAATGGAATTTATTAAGTGGGCAAATCCCAGTGCGGATTTTTATAGTAGATTATACGATTTATTAATTACTGACCTTGAAGCTATTAATAACATGGGAATTGATTATTTACGAGAACAATTAAGTTTTAAGGATAAATATGATTTTAGGCTTGAAACTGCACTTGCAATGTTAGATAGATACGGAGTTACCGAAGGCGAATTAGAATTAAAAAATTTAACCCTTTTAACCGAACTACCCGAAAAATTGCATAGTGAAAAATATATAAAAAACAAGTTACTTGAAGATAACAAAAAGCTTTTGGCAATGTTGCAATATTATCAAACAAAAAATTGCAGAAGAATTTATATAAACGAATATTTTGGATTTTTTGACGAACCTATATGCAAAAATTGTGATAACGATTAAATTGTAATTGTCGTAAAATAATAAAAAACGGGTTACTCCTTTTACTTTACAAATAAATCGATTCCTAATAGAAAACTATTCCGTAACAAAAGGTATTTTCGTCATTTAAGATCTAAAATATACTTGTAGATAAACATAAAAAAAACATACACCATTCCTGCTGTTAATAAAAACAACAAAGCGAATAAGCAAGCATAATAAATAACGGAGAAAAATAAATACATTTATACAAACTAATTTATTTTAACGTTATTTTAGATACCATAAGATTATACTTATAACCGATATAACAATAGTAAAACGACCATTTTACTAAAATTTTTAGCCTTAATACTTAATGTTATGATATAAATTAATATATTTTCGGAATAAATGTTTGATCTGTTTTAGGAGGTCTAACATATCCGGTATCTTTTTGTCTATCAGGCAATACTATAGTTGGGTGTTCAATTTCTCCGTAAGGAATAAGAGTTAATAAATGAGAAATCATATTTAGTCTTGCACGTCTTTTATCGTTACTATCTACAACAAACCATGGCGCCTGTTTAATATCTGTATAGGCAAACATTTGATCTTTAGCTTTACTGTATTCAACCCATTTACTGCGAGCTTCAACATCCATAGGGCTTAATTTCCATTGTTTTGTAGGGTCGTTTATTCTATCTTGAAATCTTTTTTCCTGCTCTTCATCGCTAACCGAAAACCAGTATTTAATTAAAATAATTCCGCTTCTAATAATCATTCTTTCAAATTCGGGACAGCTTCTCAAAAAGTCTTCATATTCACTATCTGTACAAAATCCCATTACTCTTTCAACTCCTGCGCGGTTATACCAACTGCGGTCAAACATTACCATTTCACCCGCACTCGGTAAATACTCGGCATAACGTTGAAAATACCATTGAGTTTTTTCTCTTTCGGTTGGCTTAGCCAAAGCAACAACTCGGCAAGATCTCGGATTTAGAAATTGAGTGATTGATTTTATAGCTCCCCCTTTTCCGGCTGCATCTCTTCCTTCAAATATTATCACAACCTTAAGTCCTTTAAATTTAATCCATTCTTGCATCTTAACCAATTCAACAGAAAGTTTTTCTAAAACTTTTTCATAATCCTTTTTATTCATCTTATCATTTTTTTCCTCTTTTTTAGAGGCTTTTTTTTCTAAATTCTCTTCTTCCCCGTTTTGTCCTTTTTTCTTGTCTCGTTTTTTGTGTGACATAATTCCCTCTTAAAGTAAATAAAAAGTAACATTTAATTAAATAAATTATTATATTCAATTTTATTATAAAATAAACTTTTTACTTAAAAAATCAAAATGAATAAATTTATTTTCATACTTATTTTTAATGTTTTTGCACATTTTATTGTTTTTGCTCAACAAAACGATTCAAAATTTTACGCTTCGGCCGATGATGTTGCAAAACTGTTGGATTCTGCAAGAGTATATGTTTCAAATCGACCGGTAAAATCTATTGTTTTTTCTGAAGAAGCACTTAAAAAATCCGAACAATCCGATTATTATTTGGGTGAGACTTTAAGCCTTAAATTGCTTGCTGCTGCATATCGCAATTTAGATAATTATTCTAAGGCATTGGAACTGCTTTTTAAAGCACTTGAACTTGATAAAAAAAACGCAAGTGATATTAACTTAGCAACTTGTTATAACGATATAGGATTAATTTATTACAGAATTAACGATTATAACAAAGCATTAGAAAACTATTTATCAGGCTTAAAGTACGGTGAAAAGTCCAAAAACCTTAGAATTCTTTCTAATTTATATAATAACATTGGTTCAGCATATCATATTCAAGGTCAGTTTATACTTGCCGAAGAAAACTTGCTAAAAGCTTTAGAAATATTTGAAAAGACGAATGACAGCACCGGAATGGCGCGTTTACTAAATAACTTGGGTTATCTTAGCGAAACAGCGGGCAATAATAATTCAGCTTTAAATTATTATAAAAAAGCTCTTGATATTAAACTAAAATTTAATAATAAACTTGATATTGCAAATACAATGCAAAATTTGGCAAGTATTCATTTAGCATTGCAAAATCCGGATAAATCAATTGAGTTATTACTTCATTCATTAAAAATTGCAGAAGAAATTAATAATAAGAGACTTATTTCTGATGCTTATTTATTATTGACCTTTAATTATTTTTATAAAAGGGACGAGCAACAAAGTTTAAGATTTAGAAATTTATACTTTAAAATTTCGGAAGAAATAAAAAGAGAAGATCAAGCAAGAAAAATTGCCGAACTTTTGGTTAAAAATAAAATAGAACAAAAAGATAAAGAGAACATTTATTTATCTCGACTTACAAAAGTTCAAAAATATTATTTTTTATTAGTTGCGGTTATACTTGTTATTGTAATTATTACATTGATTTCGATGAACAGAAAAAAGAAAAACGTAAATATACAATTACGCGAAAGTTCGCAACAATTAAAAAGCAGAATACGATTTATTGAATTCTTAAGCAATTCTTCTTCAAATTTAATAAATGTAAATATTAACGAAATTGATAACAGTATAATTCACGCATTACAGTTTATTTCAGAATTTACCGAACAAAAATTTACCGCATTATTTAATTATTTCCCTAATTCCAAGTTATTTAGCCTAAAACAAAAATATGTTAATCCTGATATTGTATTTGATATTGAAAATATAGAAATTAACGAAAATACCGAAGAGATTTTATCTCCGTTGCTATTAGATAAACCGGTTACTTATTCTATGACAGATAAATCAGTAAAAACATTAACCGATTTAATAGACGAAGAAATTAAATCAATAATTTTAATACCAATTAAAATAGACGGTAAACTATGGGGCATAATTGCAGCCGGTGGCAGCGAAAAAAATATTGTATATAACGATGAAGTAATTAATATTTTTACCCTTACAGGCGAAATGCTTGCTAATGCGGTAAAAAGGAAAATTAATGAAGAAAGACTTGTATTTTATTCTAAAGAATTGGAGGAGATTAACCGTAGTAAAGACCGCTTTTATTCGATGGTATCACACGATCTTAAAAGCCCGTTTCAAGGTTTACTTGGGCTTGCATCCTTTATTATTAGCGAAGCGGATTCATTATCTAAAGACGAAATAAAAGAATTTGTAGGCAATATCGAGTCATCTGCCAAAAACTTATACGGTTTACTCGAAAACTTGTTAAATTGGACAAGATTTGAACTCGGTAGAATTCAATTTACCCCAGAAAACTTTTACTTATACGACTTACTTGAAGAAATTGAAAATCTTCTTTTGGGAAATGCAAAAAAGAAAGGTATTGAAATTAAATTGGACGTTGATAAAGATTTTACCATGATTGCCGATAGAAAGATGATATACTCAATTCTTTCCAACTTAATTACCAACGGGATTAAATTTACAAAATCCAACGGTTATGTAACGGTTGCGGCAAAAAGAACTACATCAAACGTTATTTTAACAGTAACAGATAACGGTATTGGAATGACAAAAGAACAAGTAGATAATTTGTTTGATATAACAAATATTAATTCCACTCCCGGGACTAATAACGAAAAAGGTACCGGATTAGGATTATTACTTTGCGGTGAAATGGTTGAAAAACATAACGGAAATATTGAAATTACAAGCTCTGTTGGAAAAGGTACTTGTTTTATAATTTCAATTCCTCAATAAATTTTTTCTTCAATACTAATTACAAATTTTGTCCCTATTCCTATTGAACTTTCAACATTTAATTTCCAACCGTGCATATCTATAAACTCTTTACATAAAATTAATCCTAAACCGGTTCCTTTTTCCTTAAACGTTCCCAATTTAGTTTTTTGCATATCAATTTTAAATAAATTTTCAATCTCGTCATCATTCATGCCAATACCGTTATCTTCAATTACAAGTTTTTTATTCCCGTGTTTTTCTATTGTATATATACTAATTACTCCCCCTTTGTTGGTAAATTTAATTGAATTAGTAATTAAATTGTTTATTATGGAAGTTAACATTTCAGTATCCGCATTAATTACAAAGGCATCACTAATATCTTTAAATATTGTTATTTCTTTTTTTTCTGCAATTAAAGATAAAGTAACTAATATTTGATCAACAGCATCTTTAAGTTTCACTTTAGTTAAATCAATTGTCCTTTTCCCCCTTTGAATATTTGCCCATTCTAAAAGATTTTCAAGAAGATTATATTGATTGTGAATTAACCCCTTTAAATTTATTAGAATTTTTTGCAAATCATCCGTAGGAACTTCATTAAAATTATCGGTAATAATATCCATATATCCTAATATCCCCTGAAAAGGACTTCTTAAATCATGCGAAATAATCGAGAAGAATTTATCTTTTGCCGCTACACTATCACGTAATCTTTGTTCTGATTGAATTAACGACTCTTCTGCAATTTTACGGTTTAAGGCAATTGTAGCTTGATTAACAAACGCATCAATAATATCCACATCGCTTGGTTCGTATCCTGTTTTCATAATTATTATTACGCTACCTAAAAGATTATCATCTTTTTTAATTCCCGAAACATAAACCGATTTAACATCAAAGGCTTTTTCTAACATATATATTAGGTTACCCGGGATAGTACTTAAAGTTACTTCGACTAAACCTCCATCAACTTTAATAAGCCTTCCTATACCCAATCTTTTAAGTGCTATTGTAGTTAATTTAGTTTTTCTTCCTATAACAGTATTGCCCAATATTTTATCAAGTTTTTTAATCTGATTTCCCAAGCCTGCAACATACTCTAAGTTGGAAATATTCCCTTTTACCGAATTAACCAAAATATAACAATTGGGGATTAGTAAACGAAGATTATCTCCGATAAGTTTAAATATATTTCCCGAATTTTCGTTCTCTAAAAACGAAATTGCGGTATTAGAAAGAATTTCAACCTTTTGCTGATAACTTTTAATTTTTTCTTCTGCTTTTTGCTTTTCGGTTATATCACGGGTTACTCCCATAATCACCAAATTTTCGGTATTAAAATCATAAGTTAATCTTGCATTAACTTCACCATATTTTAATTCACCGTTTTTATTAATAAACTCTAACTGAAGATGAGTTATTTTAGAAACATCCGCATTTTGCGTTTCGTCGTATCTATAAAGTTCTTTTGTGACTAAATTTTTCACATTTAAAGCAGTTTCTTCAGTAAAATAATCCTCTATTTTTAACTGCATAAACTCCAAAGGAGTATAACCTAAAAATGCGTAAATAGCTTTGTTGCAGTATATAGTATTAAAGTTTAGGTCCATTTTCCAAATAACGTCTAAGCTATTTTCTGCCAAGAACTCATACTTTTCTTGATTTAAGTTTTTTTCTTTTTCAATTCTTTTAATTTCGCTTAAATCCAATCCGGTACAAATGTATCCGGCAAATTCACCGTTTAAATCATCATAAGGGACTGCTTTTTCAAAAATTGAAAAACCGGTTGTTAAATTGTACTCAATTGAATAAGGTAATTTGTAAGTATATGACTGTGAATAAACACTCGAAACATTTGAATGAGATTCGGCAGAAATAAAATCCAACATGCTTTTATTGCAAAGTTCATCAATAGCAAGAGAAAGAAAGCCTGATAAAAATTTATTACAATACACAAACTTACCAAATATGTCCGTCATCCAAATAAAAATCGGGGCGTTTTCGGTTAACAGTTTAAACTTTTGTTCGCTGCTTGATAAAGATTGTACAAGTTTTATTCGTTCAATTGCATAAATTACTGCAAGCTGTAAAATTTTTGGGTTAATATTCCCCTTAATTAAATAGTCCTGAGCTCCTTTTTTAACCGCTTCGTAAGCAATCTCCTCATCATCATATCCCGATAAAATAATTATCGGTACATCATTATATTTTGAATATACTCTTTCAAACGTATTAATGCCGCTGCTATCAGGAAGAGATAAATCCAATAAAATTACGGCAGGTTTAATAATATTTTCGCTATTTTCTAATCGTGCCAGAGTATCAAAAAAAACAAAATTAAATTTGACAATTTCAGTTGCAGCCAAATACTCCTTTACCAATAATGCATCGCCGGGGTTATCTTCTATAACCATTAAATCCTTAATCATAAAATCTTGTATTAACTCCTATCCTAATCATGTTGGTAGTTTAACAATTGTAAGCCAAAAATCTTCAATTGTTTTTATAACATTTAAAAACTGTTCTAAATCAATCGGCTTTGTAATATAACAATTTGCGTGTAAATCATACGTTTTAATAATATCTTCTTCGGCTTTGGAAGAGGTTAAAATAACCACCGGAGTTCTTTTCAAATTTGAGTCTTCCTTAATTTTTTTAAGCACTTCTCTTCCGTCAATTATCGGCAAATTTAAGTCTAACAAAACTATATCAGGTTTAATTTGTTTTTGTGAAAAGAGAAATTCCAGAGCTTCTTTTCCGTTATTAACTACATGCAAGTTATTAATTACCTTTGCATTTTCTAAAGCCATTTGGGTTAACTTAACATCACCCGGGTTATCTTCAACAAGTAAAATTTCAATCGGTCTAAATTTTGTTTCCATCTTACTTACTCCCCTTGTTTAATGTAAAACAGAATAGAGCTCCGTCTGAATATGTTTCGTCCAGCCATATTCGTCCGCCGTGTCTTTCCACTATTCTTCTGCATATAGATAGACCTATTCCGGTACCCGGATACTCGGTTTTTGAATGAAGCCTCTCAAATATCTCAAATATTTTTTCTTTAAATTCTGCCCCAATCCCTATTCCGTTATCCTTTATTTTCATTAAATATTTATCACCAAAGTCTTCAGCTGTTATAAATATGGTGGGCTGTTTACCTCCGCTATATTTTATCGAGTTATCAATTAAATTTTGAAATAACCTTACAATCTGTATTTCGTCTCCATAAACATTTGGAAGATTACCGTTAATAACAACTGCTCCGGTTTCGTGTATTTTGGAAGATAATGCAACCATTACTTTACCCATAACTTCGGGCAAGCTTACATTTGCAAATTCTTTTCCTTTGGTTGTAACTCTGCTGTACTCTAACAGATCATCTATTAATTTTTGCATCCTTTTTGCGCCGTCAACAGCAAAATTAATAAACTGATTTGCATTTTCATCCAGTTTATCTTTATATCGTTGTTCTAACAATTGAGTATAACTTGCTACCATTCGTAACGGTTCTTGTAAATCGTGCGAGGCAATATATGCAAATTGTTCTAATTCTTTATTACTTGTTTCTAACTTTGTAAGTGTTTCCTGAAGTTTTTCTTCAGATATTTTTTTCTCCGTAAAATCTTCGTACGAACCCAATATTCCGATAATTTGACCGTTCATGTTTTTTAGTGGAACTTTATTTGTTTTAACCCAAATTTTTGTTCCGTCTGCTTTACTTATCATTTCAATTATATTAAACAACGGCTCTCCCTTACTAACCACATCTTTGTCATCTTCAATAAATGATTCTGCAAACTCTTTCCAATGGAAATCGTAATCAGTTTTACCTATTATATCATTAACTGAATTTAACCCGTGATCTAATGCAAAGTTTAAATTACATCCCATATATACACTTTTTGTATCTTTCCAAAATATCCTTTGGGGAATGCTATTAATTACGGTATTAAGCATTCTTGTAGATTCATCAAGTTTATCTAACAAATACCTGCTTTCTGTTTCATCCCTTGCAATTCCGAGTATTGATTTTACTTTGTTTTTTTCATCCAGTATGGGAACTAACTTTGTTTCAAGATAAGTTTTTTTGCCGTTAATTTTTATTATTGAATCAACATTTATTGTTTTCTTTTCAAAAATTACTTTTTTAAACTCTTCGTTCGGTATGTTAAATATTGTCGGGTATTTATTATTTATTAATAATTCTTCGGGTTGAATATTTGGGTTTATAATATTTGCCGCATAATAATTTGCAAATTCTAAAGTAAAATCATTATTTAACAAAAAGATTCCTTTATAATTTAGCAAGTAGTTTGAGAAAAAAGGGGAGTTTAAATAATTGCTGTAATTGTTTGTAATATAATAAGTTAGTACACATGGGAGTAAAAAGCAAGTTTGAGAAATTTTTACCATTTTAACAGTTTTTCGCAAGCAAAATGAGAAATATTAAAAATACGTTAACTTATTTTAACAGCTATTTAAACGCCTGTTAAACTGCGTTAAAATTGCACTTAAAGCGTTGTTATTTAGGTTTTTGCCAATAATACATGCTTTAGGTTTGCAATTTAACAATTTTGTAACTTAAATAAAAATAATATTTTACGCTATTGTTATAAGGTTTTGAGGGCTTTTATTGTTATTTGGGGTTATGCTGCTGCCGGACAGGGGATTGTTGCCGGACAAGGGCTGGTAATACAATTTAATTTGAATTTAGAAAAGAAAAAGGTGTAACAAAGGTGCGACAAAGGTGCGACAATTATTGTCGCACCTTATTTATATGTCGCACCTTTGTTATAACTTGTTATAATATAAAGCATTATCATTATTACTTAAAGCAATAAAAGGGTAATTAATAATAAAAACAATGAAATAAGGTGCGACATTAATATTGTCCATTAATTAATGTTGCTCTTCGTCTTCTATCGCGGGTTGTTCTTTGGTGCAGTAAGGACAAAAAGTAGCATCGTTATGAATATCTGAGAAACAATAGGGACATTGTTTTACATTTTTTCTTGAGCAATAAACAATTGCAATACCAAAAAACCAAAGAAAAAAACCAGCCCAGAACCCCTCTGACGTGGAAAACCTACGTGAACCTACCATTGCACCAATAGTGCCCCAGATTAAACATGAAGAAAGAATAAATATAACTATTGCATTTTCCGACATATGACCTCCTTAAATTATTATTTGAAATTTATTGAAAAAACTATAACAAAAGGTGGTACAAAGGTGGTACATTTTTGTACTACCTTTGTTGTAGTGTACCACCTTTAACATAAATTATTATTTTATAATTATTTATGGAATTTACTTAAAGTAGAATTAGCCAAAAATGGTGTTGAATTAATTTAAAAAGGTGGTACATTGAAATAAACACTTTTTTGGGTAATAATTTTCAAAGAACTTTATTAAATGATTTTATACTTTTGAAAAAAAACTTTAACAAAAGGTAGGAACAAAGGTAGGAACTAAAAGTTCCTACCTTTACAGTAGTTCCGACCTTGATTATAATTATTTTAATTATAATAACTTACAAAAATTACTTAAAGTAAAAATCGCCAAAAAAGTATAAAATTATGATGAAAAGGTAGGAACTAAAAATAAACACTTTTTTGGGTAATAATTTTCAAAGAACTTTATTAAAAAATTTTATGTTTTGGGCGTATATTTATATCTTATTATAACAATTTTATGAGCCATTTTTATAGAGTTTATATCTATATATATATAGTTGGAAAAATCCAAACCATGGAAAACGGCAACCGAATCGTTTATAGTTTCCTTAAAGTATTTTATTATATAACGATATTCGCCTGTAATGTTATCCAAAAATTTACATAGAACCAAGTCGCCTTTATCAGTATCTGCTCTAACATCAGTAATTGCATAATCGCCCGGGTTAATTAGGGGCTGCATACCAATACTGCTTTTTTCATCTGCAATAAAGATACGGTTATAATTTTTCAGGATACTGAAATAGACTAAATCATCGTCATCTACTTTACCTTCATAAAGTTTAAGCCTTACAGTCCAGGCATCTTGATAATAGGTATCGGCAATTTTTTTTATTGTTTTGTCTTTTTCCAATTGCTCAAAACTGCGTTCGTCTTCTTCATCAACAAGCCAGTTAATATCACAACCATGCTTTGCCAACCTTTGCATAATGAAAAACCCCGGCATGCTTTCACCGGACAAGTACTTTTGAATACTTGGCGGTTTCATCTCCATTGCCTCTGCAAATGCACGTATACTCCCAAATTTGCTTTCACCAAATGACCTTAGTTTAGAAAAAGATGTCATAAGTAGATAATTATATGTTAAAAAGTGAAAAAAAATGATAAAATTAATAAAAATACCTAATTTGCTATTGACAAAGAGTAGATAATTAGGTATCTTGCAAGTGATTAAAAAATCACTTAGACAAAACAAAAATAGGAGAAAACAACATGTCGGAAGAACAAAAAAAACTTATCAACCAACACGAAGTCGCACGCCGCCTGGGCGTAGTCCCCTCTTACGTTTGCATGATATTAAACGGGCAACGTAAGGGACCTAAAGCACAAAAACTTTTACAGCAAGTAATTGAAATATACGTTCAACAATTTAAGCAAGCTGCATAAAGAATTGTGATTGCTTATAAACAAAGATAATTAAAAAATCTTAAATACAAAATAGCAAAACGAAATTAAAAAGTGAATTAAAAAATAAAAAAAGATTTTAACGAGCAATTAAAAGCAGGTTAAAAAGATGACACAAAATTTTAAGAGTATTCTATATAATACAATACACAGGAACAAAAAAACTATTGAAGAACTGGCAGACGAAATAGGTGTATCTTCCAATAGTTTATACAGGTATTGCATTGAAGGGGAAAGCGGAAGCGAAATGCCAGCAAGGCGTTTAGTTCCGTTAATGAAAGCTGCCGAAAATTTCGAGCTTCTTAAGCATATCGCTTACTTATGCGGTTTTGTCTGCATAAAAATGCCAAAATATCTTAAAGTAAAAACCGATGAATTTGAGGTATTAAACGAATATCAGGAAGTAACGGTAAAAGCAACAAGAGAGCTTAAAACCTTTTTTGATAATCCTAATTCGGCAAATTACGATAAAGTAAGCAAGGCATTAAGGGAAGTAATAGAAAAAAGCGTTTCTAATCAGGAATACTGCAAAAAAACTTATACGGGTCAATTGGAGATAAATTTCGATGAAAATTGATGATGTTTGGTTAAAACCTATCGAGGTTTCGGAATTATTATCGTGTCCTAAAAATCGTATTACAAGAAATATAAATCAGTACGAATATCGTATTTCCAACAGCAACGGCGGTAAAACTTACTTTATAAATTTGAATAGTTTACCCATAGAAGCCAGAGCAAAATACTACGAAAAACAGGGATTAACCAAGACTAACATTATTGATATAAACACAAAAAAACCGGTAGTAATAGAGGAACCGAGACTTCTTCCGGTAAAAGCACAGCCAAACGATTTACCGGAAACATATAAAGAGACAGCCCTTGCAAGGTATGATTTAGTTAAGTTATGGATTAACTACAGAGAAGAAAGCGGGCTGAAGAAAACCGAAGCGGATAAAGAATTTATACAGATTTACGAATCAAAAAAGTACAAATATTTATATGAAATGCTTGGAAGCGTAAGTATAAAAACTTTATACCGCTGGTTAACTACGCTTGAAGAAAGCAAATGGGATTTTGTATCATTATCACCTAACTACAAAAGAGATAAAGGGATAAATCTTGAGCCGGTAGAGATAAATGCGATATTAAAATACATAAAGTACCCGACAAAACTGAAAATAAGCGAAATTATACGCTGGTCTATAGCAGACTTAAACGAAGCCGGATATAATTTTAACAGAAGCGAAGATACATACAGAAGATTTATTGAAGATTGGAAGAGCAAAAATTACGATTTATGGTTACTGCACAGGGAGGGAGAAAAAGCATTAAACGATAAGTGTGCATTCTACATTAAGCGTGATAAAAATGCGGTTAATGTAGGCGATATACTTGTACTTGACGGTCACACGTTAAACTTTGAAATTACACTCCCCTTTCCTCCGTACAAACAAAAACGGATGACATTAATAACCGTAAACGATTTTAGAAGCGATATGGTTTTGGGCTGGGAAATAATGTTAAGTGAAAACAAATATGCCATTGCAAATGCGGTAAGAAGAGCATTAATATTTTTAGGCAGAATATGCGGTGAAGAAGAAATGGCATTAAAGGGGCGTATTTTACAAATGGATAACGGACGGGCAAACAAAAGTATTTATTTACTTGGGGGAACCGACAATAAAAGAAGCCGTTGGTTTGAGCAGGATTTTAACACACTGGGATTTAAGGGATTATTTGAGAAGTTTTTTGAAGGGGTGCAAATTGCAAAACCATATCACGGACAAAGCAAAGCAACGGTAGAAAGGTTTTTTGGTGTTTTTGCGGAATTGGAAAGGATGACATTAACCTATTCCGGAATAAGCATAGACAATAAACCACCAAGAATGAGCCGTAACGAAAAACTACATAAAGAAGTATTTAGAAACGCCACAAACGGAAATTTAATAGATATAGAAAGTGCTCATTTAATGATAGCACAATGGTTAGAGCTTTACAGTACAAGAAAACATGCGGGCGGGTATTGGAAAGGACTATCACCTGCCGAAATAATGCTTGAAAACATACCCGTGTTGAAGCAACAACCGGACTATAACACAAGATTACTACCTTTGGCTAATTTAAATTATATGATGCTGGAAGAAAAAGTAACAACCCTACATAGAAGAGGGATAACATTTGAAGGTTATGATTACATGAATCCAGCTTTATATAATATAGAAAAAGGAAAAGTTAACTTAAAAATAAAGTATGACAGACTAAATAAAAACAGCATACTTGTATTTGACGAAGCGGGCAATTTTATATGTGAAGCATCAAGAACAGACCTTGTTCATCCGGCTGCACAATGGTTAGGAAGCGAAGAAGATCAGGAAAAATTTAAGAGCCAAGTGGCAATACAAAACAACCTTAAACAAACAACAACTTCATTATACAAGGAGCATTTCAAAGACCTTGTAGATGAAATACCGAACAGCGTAAAAGAGATGAAAATGCGCAAAAATAAAAAAGCAAAACAGGTTGAGCCGGATTTACGAATAGAGCCGGACTTTAATGTAGAAATGCCAAAAGCAATAGGAATGGATTACGATTTCAAAATATAAATAACGGAGATTAAAATGATAATTGAGCTTAATGCAGTAAGACAGGGATTTAGACAATACAGTTGCACAACGGTAGAAAACGGCAAAGGAAAAGTAGCCGAGACGGTAAGCGAAGCGATTGACAATGCGGTAAGCCTAAACGTAAAAGGGGCATACAGAGGTATTAACAAGGGGGATTATGCGGTATTGAAGCATTACTCAAACAGTTTAATAGACTATGTAAAACTTGAAAAACAGGCAGAATACAACCATTTAATTCCGATTGAATTTGAAGTATCCGGACGTAAATACAAAATAGAAATAAACGATTACTGGGGAGTAGATTACAACAGAAATTTTTATGTAATACACACAATAATAAACTTAAAGTAAAAGGAGAAAGCATGGAAAACAAGGTACATGAAGAATTTAAGGCAATATATCAAAGCGGTAAAATAAGCTTAAATGCAGTAGCAAAAGCTATTGATATAAGCCCTTCGGCATTAAGCTTATGGTTAAAAGGGAGTTATACCGGAAATAACGAATCAATCGGCAAAAAAGTAGGTGCATGGGTTGAGTTGATGAAAGAAAGGAAGGAATCGTTTTCGGAAGAGACCGAATTTGTAAGAGGGATAAGCAACAGCGAAAAAATATTAGACATATGCAGACTTGCACACGTACAAAAAACGATGGGATTGGTAGCAGGAAGAGCCGGACTTGGAAAGAGCAGAGCATTAAGAGAATATGCCAAAAACAATCCGGATGTAATATATATTGAAGTAGATACGGCGTATAGCAGTCGTGAGCTGATGAGAGAGATAAATATTATAGTAGGACATAACGGTAAAGGTCACTTAAACAAGCTAAAAAACGAAATTATTGAGAAGTTAAAAGGGACAGGAAGATTATTAATAATTGACCAAGCAGAATACTTAGGCGATAAAGCTTTGGATTTATTAAGAACAATACATGATAAAGCAGGAATAGGAGTAATATTGGCAGGACTACCACAATTAATGCAAAATATTAAAGGAACAGGCGGAGTACAAGAACAGATATATACGAGAATAGGAGCTGCATTTGAACTAAGCCCATTGCGAAACGATGACATTAAAAAGCTTGTAAACAATTTTGTAGGCGAAGAAGCTCCGGTAAAACCTTTTATTGATACATGCAGAAAAAACGCAAGAGTATTAAGCATTTTAACAAGAGAAAGCAAAAGAATAGCCACAAACAGAGGAACGGGAATAAATGAAGAAATAGTAAATCAAGCCAATTTTCAAATAATTAAATAGCGGGGTTAAGCATGCCAAAAGTGGAGTTAAAAATAAGAAATATTAAAATAAGCGAACGCAGACTTTGCATAAAAGCGAACGGCAACTTGGAAGTGGAGTTTGCAGAGCTTGTAAATTCGCCTGTAGTTGACGGCAAGATATTAGTGCCAAAACAGTTTTTCCATGAATTGGAAGAAGGGAAATTACAATATAAATACAGTATTGAATATGAAATTAGCGGGCTGGTACATGACAATAGTAACCATTAAACAGAATTATGTAATATTCCAAAACGAGAGAATACTGCACGTAGAAGTGCAAGACGAATACAAAGGATTTCCTTTCAAATCACTGCTTAAAGGATATGTAAAAGTTATGTTATTAAAGTACTTCAATAAAAATTATTGGATGGGTAAAGTAAATAGAAACAAGGGGTTACAATGAAATTACAATGGTTTTATGATTCCAAAAGCAAAAAAACAATTCTATTGCTGGCTGATAACATATGTAATCCAAAAGAATATGTTCAATTAGCCGAAATATCAACTAATGCCTTTGGATGTGAAGCTAAAGCAACTCAAGGATTATTAACATCATTCGGTATTGAATATGAAGGACGATTCAAAAACAAAACAAATGCAATGATTTTTATAAATACAATGGTTACCGAAAGGATACATGAGCTGACAAAAGCAGCAAAAGAAATGCATACAAATTTTACAAAAATGATAAAAAATCACAAAACAAACGAGGTATAAAAAATGATTAAAACGTATGAAGAACTTGAAAAAGCATTGAAAGAATATGCTGTAAACGATGTGGCACTTGCAAAAAAGGAAGCCGAAATGAACCAAAAAATCAATAAAATTAAAGAAGAGTTTGACGAAAAGACGAAAGAACTTAGATATGTAATTGATACTACATCCGGAGAGATTGAAGCTTTTTGTAACAATAACAAAAAAGACTTTGAAAAGAACCGAAGTAAAGAATATCAGTTTGGAACGATAGGATTTAGAACAAGCCCTCCGAAAGTTGCAATATTAAACCGTAAGTATAATACAAAGACGGTTTTAGAGTTAATTAAACGTGTATTTAAGAGTGCTTATATACGAGTAAAAGAAGATTTGGATAAAGAATCGATACTTGCCGACTACAGCCAGAAGAAGTTAGATGACAGCAAATTAGCTTCCGTAGGATTGAAGATTGACCAAGACGAACAGTTTTATATTACTGCAAAATATGAAGAAATAGCGTAATAATGTTGAATGATAAAGGTTAAATAAACGCGTGACAAGTAAACGGTCACGCGTTAAATAAAAAACAAAAAAAGGCAAATTATGAAAGAAAGAGAAGGCTGGAAACCGGAACAGATAAGAAATGAAGCATTTGCATATGCTAAAATAAATCAAAATCAAAAAATTGTATTGAAGATAATTGATGAATACGAGCCGATAACCAACGAAGGGATTGCGGTAAAATTAGGCTGGTATCCAAACAGAGTAACTCCGAGAGTTAAAGAACTTAGAGAACTTGGATTAGTAGAATATTGCGGACATACAATAACCGTTAGCGGCAGGAAAGCTTCTCTATGGCGAATTAAATCGGCAAGCATGCAAAAAATAAACTTTAAGGTGCAATAATGATAAAGGTATTATTAAAGATAAAAGAGGCTTTGGAAGAAGCAGAAAAGTTTGATAATCCTCATCATCCGAAACCGGATGAAGAGACAAAACAACACTTGCGTGAATCGATAAGGTATATGGTACATGCAAAAGTAGAGATAGAAATGGCAATTGAAAAGCTGGAGGATAAATGACAGCTATAACAAAGCAACAGATAAAACTTATAAAGCTGGCACAAAGTCAGCTTGGCATTGATACAGAAACGAAAATAGAGCATTACGCACAATTTAATGCCACAAGCTGTAAACAACTAGAATATAAAGAAGCTCAAGAGCTTATTGAGTTTTATGTAAAAAAAGGTTTTAAGATAAAAAGCAACGAAAAAGGAAAAAGCAAATACGAGGAGTTAAAAAAGCGAAGTGATGAGTTTGCAACTCCTAAACAATTGCGAATGCTGGAAGCTTTATGGCGTACAAAAGCAGACAAACCGACAGATGAAAATCTTCAGAAATTTATTAAAAACCAAGTTGGAATAAGCAGTATCACATTTTTATTAAAAAGTCATGTTAGAAAGCTTGTAACGATTATAAAAAAATTCAAGAGGGATTAAATGAGCATTAAAGATGAGTTAATAAAAATAAGAGAGGAAAAACGTATTGAAATGCTTGAATTAACAAACGTTTGTTTTGAAAATTACAGCGAAAAATATTTGAATATAATTTCTGAAATGGATAATTTAGAAAAAAATAGGGACAACTTTACACTTGAAGAGTACTTCAAACAATATCAACTTTTGATTAGAGAACTTGAAATGATACACGGCAAGTCAACAGAACAAATAAATAATACAGGTGCTTGGATTAGGAAACTACAAGAGCTAAATTCTGACTGTGAAAAGATTGACGATTTAATTAATTATTATAACCTTATATATAAAAGGGGTTAAAATGAAATATTACATGTGTTATTTACAATGCGAAAGAGTACCTAAGAACAACCTTGAAAAGGATGTATTAAAAGTGCTTAGAGATAAAGATAGAAAGTTAATTGAGTATGATGAAGTGGCTAAATTTGAACACAGTTTAAAGGTAGAAGTTGAGCAAATAAACAGAAATAATAATAGAAGCAAACCTGTTCAAGTAAGCTTGTGGAAACCAATGAAAGATTATTTTTTACAGGGCTTGGATTGTGCAATTTTTTTACTGCTTGAATGCGAGGTTTAGCATGAACAAGCTAAGTTTGGTGAGAATTAAGTACAAAATGAAATATATAAAAAATAAAGCATTAATTAAAATAGGTTTATGCCCTGTTTGCCTAAACCGATTAAATTATACGCCAAGCAACAAGGCAATATGCCCAAATTATTGTAAATTTTAGGTGTTATATGCCGATAAACTATAAGAACTATCCAAAGAACTGGAAAGAAATAAGAGCCAAAGTGCTTGAAAGAGCAGGTAATAAATGTGAATTCTGCGGAGTGAAAAATTACGAACATGTTCAAGGCAAAAAAAGAATTTATAAAGTAATTCTCACAATTGCACATTTAGATCATGATCCGGGCAACAAAAATATAAAGCTTGACAGACTGGCGGCACTTTGCCAGCCATGTCACTTAAAATATGACAGTAAAAACAGAGGAGCAAAAATGAACATAGAATTGGATAAAACAGAAAAGCAGGAAAACGGGTTAACGAAAGAAATGGTGATTCAACAAATTGTTGAGAGCATTGAACCCCATCCTATAAATGCCGGATATTGTTCGGTTATGTGCGAACATTTAGCAGATTTAGGACTTTGCACTTTAGCAGGAGAAGAAGTGCTATTTAATGATAACAAAGAAGAATGGATGGAACGCACAAAGTCGTGCCTGGTATTAAAACCTATCCATAGCGAAGAATATAAAGCAATAACAAAACAGGAAGAAAACGGAGCATTTAGATTCTAATGAAAAAAGATATAAAAAACAGCAGATATTATAATATAAAAGAAGATATAAAAAACAGTTATTTGAGCTTTTTGCTTACGGATAAACCAAAATCGGAAGTAAAAAGACTTGGAACAGCGGAAGTATTATTTAAGCAAGGTAAAAGAAGTAACAGAGGCGTAACTTTCGGATTAATGTAACAGGAGAAATAAAATGCAGTGTGCAAATTGCGAAATGGATTTTAAGGAAGATAAAGAAAAAAAAGGATTTTTTACAATACAAAATCCTCACTTTATGAAACCTTACAGAGTTTACGGCATGGTATGTCCGCACTGCGGTTTTCACAATACGGTTTTTGTAATACCCGTACCGATAAGTTTTGTGAGAAGTGCAAGGACGGACGGAATTCAAGACAAAATAATAGAGGGCTTTAAGGATGAAATAACAGCTCATAAAGAAAGAAAACTAAAAAAAGACTCTTAGGAGTCTTTTTTTTTATGTTGTTAAAGGAGTCCAAAAGTGGGTACAATTCCAACCGCCAAGGGAGTATAAAACCGATAAATTTTGACCATTATCAAGCTTTTCGATTTGTGAAATAGTGTAAACATGATGTAGGTGTTTGGAACAAAAAGGACGAGTATTAGGGTGTAAAAATCCGTCATATTTGAATTTAGTTATATTTCCCTGCTTTGCAAATTCAAACATTACAGCGTTATCGTACTGTGCCACAGACGTATTAACTTCGGTATAAATACGGTGTTTAGCAATTTTGCTATTAAGTAAATTTTGACGAATTATATTAAAATCAAGCGTTTTATTTTTAATAAAACTAACGAGTATTTCGTTTTTGATTTCTGTGGCAACCTTAGTAAAATTAACATTAGTTAAAGCAAGTATTTTTTCAAAGCTGTTGGGGGGTATTTGAATACCTTCAAAATAAGTATTCCAAAAATCATTTATTTTATTTCTGTATGAATTAAGAATTTGAACAATTCTGTAAAATTTTTGAGGTGAAATATTAAGCTTTTGTTCAAGCTCTTTAGCGAACTGTTCAACAGATTTGGCATTTGAACGTGAAAAAAGATAATCGATTTCCTGTACTATTGCAAGATTGGAGAGATTAGAAAGCTTAGTAATTTCTTTCCTAACTTCATCTTTTAAGTTTTCAATTTCAAGTCTTATGTTCATTCTAAGACCTTTTTAAACTCAATTTGTAGTTCTCTGTTAATCTGTTTCATTTCTTCATCCGTTAAATCCATAAAGAGGCGTGTAATTTTGTTAATACCGGCGCCTATATGCTGATAATAAGCAATTTTACTAAGAGTAGGAGAAGAGAAACCAAGTGTAACGGAATTATCTTCAGTTCTTAAAATACCGAGATTTCTTAACATTCTTCCGGACCAAGTCATTTGCACCTGTTCGGCACCTTTTTTATTAATTTCTCTCCATTGTTTATAACCCCCCGGAATAACAACCATAACGATACCTTTTTTATTTCGGAAGATTTTATATTCTGCATCTTTAATTTTCTTTTTTGATAGCTTTTTAACAGCCAAACCATACGGAACAGGCATAGGCGTTACGCTATATTTAGGAGTTCCGGTACTTCCGGGTAAATACTCGGCTTGTTGAATACGCTTAACAATAAAAGCTTTAGCCATAGCACCGGCTTTTATAAGACTTTGCTTATAAGCAATCTTTTCTAACATTATAAAACCTCGTCCCCTTCTGCGGGTTTTGTAAACCCGAGCTTTTGATAAACTTCATCTTTTTTAAGAGGTAAAAGTTTACGAATTTCGGGGTCGCTTGTTATATTGGTAATAATTCTGCTGTTGCTTTCGTAATCGATTTGTTCATCAGGCAAAAATACAAACTCAAAATAATCATTAAGGGGTTCACCGTAGTTTAACAAATAATCCATTTTTAGGTATTGATTAGAAAAGACTTCGGCAATAACTCTTAAATCAGCTTCGATGATTAAATCATCAACACTGTTATGGATTTGTGCAGCTGCACGGCTACCGCTTTGAACTTCGGTAGTAAGGTTTTGACCATGTAAAGCTATAGAAAGCTCTGTATTACAAGCTTTAACAAAATCGGCAAAGGAGTTTGTATTATCGCTTTTAAGAGCTTCATCATATAAAATTTTTACATAATCGGGAAAAGTGGCATAGGCGTCACTTTTAAGTTTAGCCAAAGCTTCCAGCATTTTTTGTATTTCTTCTTCACTTATTCCTTGCGGGTGAGTTGCATAAGTTGCGGGGTTTCCGTGGCGTACGTTTAAGTCTCTCCAATCCCAGCGGGTGTTATATTTAAGAAAACTTAAAAGCATACAGGTACGCATGTAAGAACCGATAAAATATTTACGGTTTTTATTAGGATTGAAGTATAATAAAAGATGAGTATCGGGGTCAAGAATTTCTTTACCAATAATAGTGTTTGGGTTTTTATCGGTAGTTTTTAATAGTACGAGTTCGTTTTGAGCATTAATATCCAAATCGGTAATATCGTAAGTATCTTTACCGGTAACCATAGTACCAAAATTAGTATTAGACCAAACAAGGCGAACAGCACACATACCGTATAAAACACCGTCCAAAATATCATCTATTAAATTAAAAATACCGGAACGGCGAAAACGGGTTTTAGTTTCGTTAAGCCGTATTTCTTCAGCGGGAGAAAGTTTATATTCCGGACTTAATCGAATGGTATAATTATAGGATTTAGCTGCAAGTTTACGAGTTGTAACCAACCCCAGTAAATGTCCGTCAATTTCAGTAAGTTTTTGCAATAACGACATTAAAGGGCGTGAATCCCTGATTGAAAAATCGTTAGTTACATTAGCTTTATAGACGTATTGTTTAATTCTTTCTATACTTGGCAGAGCCGAATATTTTAAATCTGAATTTAGAAATGGCATTTTATAATCTCCTTAAAATCTTTGAAATCCGTTTTTACGTTTAACAGTATGAATTTGATCGGCAAGTTTATAAGCACCTGCATAAGAGACCAAATGAAGCTCGTGCAGACCCTCGATAGCACAAATAAGCCAATCGGGGGCGTCATCTTTTTTACCTGCTTTTTTACCTGCAAAACCGATGAGCTGGTTATAAAACCTTTCCCCCATTTCGCTATCTTTGAAATTAGGAGGGAATAGGATAGAATTTTGTTTCCAAATTGTTTCGGCATTTTTAGTTAAATCATCAACTTTATAATGTTTATAATCAATTGGAGGAACTGGAATGTTTTTGAGTTTACTATAATTAAGGACGTGCTGAGTCCATTGGCTTTCCTGCGAAACGTTACCGTCAAAAAGCATTGCACGAACATAAATGCCCATTTCTTTTAGCTTATCACGAATTGAAATAAAATCTTCTATAAGCTTATTTGAATCAGAATAAGGCTTACAAATAATATGAGGTAAAACATAAAACTTTTGTTCGGAAGCAGAGAAAGCCAAAGCTCCTGCGGTAGTTGTATCCCCTTTTAACTTTTTAGAAAGGTTAGGGTCGTTATACATAATTGATTTAAGATCGTTAGGCAGGGTATTCCATTCGGCATAATACTCCGGAGGGAAAATATCAGCTCCTTTTTGTTTTGGAGTTTGCTGATAGTTACCTGCCCAGTCGTAATCGTCTTTAACTTTCATAAGCTTACGCATTTCGTCTTCACTTTTAGCGGGAAAACGAGCGTACCATATAGATTTAGCATAACCTTTTCTTGTAGAATCCCACGCTTTATAAACATGAAGTTTTGTGGTATTAGGCAAAATTCCCTTTGTTTCCTGAATTCGCATTTGGTTCATGGCGGTGCGAATATCGAAATTGTTTCCTTCGGCAATTAAAACACCGTTACGAGAAAGGGACGAACGCATTTCATCTATTTTATCAATACGATTTTGTACCTTATCAGGGTCGAGAGAAGACATAAGAGATTCTAAGTCGGTAACGATAATCATATCGTATCTATCAAGCAAGTTTTTAGAACCCCCTCTTGTGGTTCTTTTTTCGGAAATAGGTTCTAAGAAAGAACCCATAGGATTTGAGCGGACATCGGAAATTACATGTAAAGCACCGCCCGGAGCTTGTTTTATTTTTAGTTTATAATCTGTATTGATACGAGGATTATTACGCAGAAAAACTTCCACGTCATAAATAAATTGTTCCGGAGCCACAAGAGTACCGGAACCGAAGCCGATATATTTACGTAAACCGTAAATCATATTATAGATAATGATACGCTTAAACAAAGAAGTTTTAGCAGTATCACGAGGACCCATTACGATGTGGGCGATTTTATCTTTAAGAGTTGTGAGCTGATAAAGTTCCTTATGGAAGAATCCGGGTTCTTTGTATTCATCGTAAGCGTCCGGAGGAAAATAAGTTTTATCCCATGCCCAAAAATCATCTTTAATTTTAGCAAGACGTTTCTCAATTGCTTCCGGGGTTGATTCTTTTTCAGACCAGCAGGCAATAGGAGACATTTTGTTGAAAAAGTTATCTTCATAAAGACCTTTTTCCCTGTTAAGCTCGTCTTCGATTTGGCTAAAAAGTAAATCATCATTTAGAAAATCTTCAGTCATTTTAGAACCTCACGTAAAAATATATTAAGAGAGTTTTGGAACACTGTTTAATAACGTTTAATCCCTGTTTAAAAACTGTCGGAAACGTTTTAAGGTGTATTTTATCGGCTAAGTAACAAAAACGCCCTATAAACGATTTAGGAGCGTTTTTTCTCTTCTTTAAGTTTTGCACTTTCTTCCTTAAAAATTAATTTAATTTCTGTTTCGGTAATAGATGGTTTTAGTCTTCTCATAATATTGATAATTAAACGACCTTTTAAGGAAGTTAAATGACTTTCCAACTGTTGTTCTTTAATAAGTTTTGTGATTTTTGCGAGCTTGCCTAAAATTTCCAAACGACTGTTTACCGGTAATTTTTTTTCTTGCAACTGGTTACTGATAATTACAAGTTCGTGTTCGAGATATTTTTCCATAGAGGGATATTCGGATAAATCTGCCAAAGGTAACATTTCATCGGTTGAGATGTCGTTATCTTCTACCAAAATATGCTGTGAGCCGTCTTTTAATTTTCTTGGTTTTTGTGACTGGGGCACACGAACATTAATAGTGTTATAGATTTGCCAGTCGGTTAATTTACCGTCAAAGAAGTCGTATATTTCTTTATAAGAATAACCCTGCGAATAAAGATCGAGAATTTTCTTTTTAGTTGCTTTGCTTTTATACGGAGCTCTTTTCTTTTTCTCTTCCATAATTCACCTAAATTAAATAAAAAGTTAGTTGTAAAACCACAGTTGAACCGCTTGCGGAGTTAGCCAGTATATTAAACGGAATATCTTTAGATTTTAGGATTACCTGTTCCGGAATACCGGAGATATTATTAACCGTTAAAAAATTGTTTTGAGTTAATAAATTAAAAGCATTGTAAGCCATAGTTAAAGCTTCGTTAAGAGCTTCTTTAGCCGTTTCTTTATTATAAGAAGTAAAAGCGAGATAAAGAGAGCAAGGAATATTGTAAGGCTGACCAAAAGCGTTAATTTCTGCCGATTCATCAAACTCAGGGTAAATAAGCACCGATTTGCTTTCAACAGTCATGTCCGTATCTTCCGAACCTTCTTTTATTGTAATATCCTCGAAATAGTCGGAAGCGGATAAAATTGAAATTATTTGCTCGATAACTTTATTAGGGAGTATCATAAACGCACCTGCCTGTCTTCATCACTGCAATAGTAACCGCTTGAGGGGATATTTACGACCTGCGCACCTGTATTATCGGTAATAATAAGCTCGCCTGCTTTAATTTGTTTTAATATTTTCATTGCATCATCATAAAGGGACTGCCTTTTATCATTTTCGGCGTCTGAAAGTTTTTGACGAAAAGAAATTATTTTGACTGCAATTGCGTGAGCACAAAACTGCAAAATAGGAATAGCGTTATCGATACTTGCGGGAACAGGTATTCCGGTATATTGAAATACCGTGTTTTCGGCTTGAGAAACAGCTAAATCGAAACCGGAAGCGGGGGTTTCTTTTGTGGCAAAAGATTCACTTCCAAGAAAAGAAATTAGGGTATCTTTGTTAATTAGTGGCATATATGTTCCATAGTTAAAGTAAAAACTTATACAAATTTAGTAACTTATTTTGTTAAAAAGATTTAGCCCACCGTAGGCGACATTTTTTTATTGTTTTGAGTGCTTAAATTGTCCTCGTAAATTAACCAAAAATAGGAATTGCGATGTTAGAAAAAATTAAAGCACTGTTAGCCAAATTAGGTTTTAAGTTGGAAGGCAAAACAGATGACGAGATTGTAAAGGTAGCCAAAGAAGCTGGAATACCTGTAGAAGAACAAACTACGACAACGGTTCCTCCTGTTGTTTCCGTAAATCCACAAAATACAAACTCAACAGATCCGGTAATAGCCGATTTAACCAAACAAATAAATAACCTGACTAATTTAATTGCCAAACAACAGCAAGAAAAAGAAGCAGAGTTAAAAGCACATGCAGACAGGATAAAAACAGAATCGGAAAAGAAAGTAAACGATGCGGTTGAGAAAGCGCTAAAGGAAAATAAAATACCTACAGCCGATAAAGATTTGTGGAAAACAAGACTTACAAAAGATTTTGACGAATGGAGCAAAGAGCTTGAAACAAAAGGAGCTATTAAACAAAGTCAAAAGACGGCAACCGGAAACGATAAAAAAGATACTTCCGGAAGTGAGACAAACAGTAATCCTTTACGTATTGACAGAAACGCATTAAAAAGCGCAGTTGCTGTAGATATAGAGACTGCGAAATCAGGCAACACTAATTCAGTTCAAAATAAAGAGGTAGAAAAATGAGACTAAACGAACTTCCAAACGGAGAATTAGGAAGTATCCTTGTTCCCGGGATGATGTCAACAAGCAATGTATTGCAGTTAGCCGAGTTTTATCAGTTTACGGGCAATAGTGATACACCCAGAAAAAAGGCAACAGCAACCGGCGGTGCTTATAGAGCAATAGATGACCCTTGGGCAGACAACAAAGTTTCGCCACAATTCGGTTCGGTAAACTTAAAAATCTTCGGCGGTAAAGTACAAGTTGACCGTGCCCATATTAGACGTCAGGAAGATTTGCAGAATGAAATTGCAAGACAATTTGAAAACTTTGCAAAGGATTTCGGTAAAAACTTTCAGGACGAATTTTTTAACGGTGACCCGGATGTTAACGCAAATAGCTGGAACGGGATTAGAAAATTAGTTCCGGATGCACAAAAAATAGTACCTACGGAAGTACTTGAAGTAGTACCCGGAAACAGCAATGAAGCTATTGCAAGTCAACAAAAATTTATTGAATACATCAGACAATTAATCCGTAAAGTTGACGGAGGTGCACAAGTGATATATATGACGGAAAGTGCACACAGCAGATTAACTACTATTGCAGCCGGTTTTATACGCTGGGAAAAGAACGAATTTGGAATGTTAATTCCTTACTTTGACGGTGTTCCTGTGTTGACAGGCGGATATGATGCAAGTGGTAATTTGGTTATTCCGGAAAACGAAACTGTTGGTGAAGTTACGGGAACAACTACTTTACTTGCCATGAGATTTGGAGAAAAAATTGATTTAACAGTCGGTACTTCTGTAGGTATTGATACTTATAATCATGGTATTGTAGGAAACCATTTTGAATGGTCTGTTGAACTTGATGCCGATTTGGCATTATTAAACAACAAAGCTTTAGCAAGCTTATCAAGAATAAAAATATCCTAATTAAGAAACCCAAAAAGGGGCTATTTGCCCGAAACATATAGGTGAGAAATAGGGGCGCAGAAGCGCCCCGGCGCTTAAGGTGAACACATGGAAGATTCTAAAGTAATTCAGTTGGTAGAAAAAGTGGAGAAGCTAACAGCTCAAATGGAGATGTTTATGCCTACGGCACAGACGGAGATTAAAGAGCATAATACAAGACTTAGAAACCTGGAAAGCTTTAGAGACAAATTTATGGGAGCCTTAACATTGGCGGGAGGATTAGGAGGATTTGTAGGCGGAGTAATAACAATAATAATCAGCTATTTATTTAGGAGATCATAGAAATGAAACTTAGAGGATTTGCCTTAATGGTAACTTTAATTTTACTTATTAGTTTTGTAACAAGCATAGGACAAACAACCGTAAGAAAAGACAGTTGGAGCAACTACAAGCAATTAACGGTGTTTACGGGTACGGATGTATCGGCGGCAGATACTTCGGAATATCTAATTTTACCGAGTGATGCAACTCAAGGGATATTTTATTTTAAGGCGGATACAGTAACAACAAGCGACACATTAAAATCTATTTATGTGCAAGATAGTCCGGACGGTGTAAACTGGGTAAATTCCGGAATAAGCATAAGTAACATTACAACGGCGGGAATATACAGATATACAACGACATTACTGGGGAGATATATAAGATTGATTTTTAATGTAGGAGGTTCTTCCATTAAGATTGATTTTAACTGCAAGCTGGTTCTGAAGGAATGACAATGAAAAGTATAAGCGGTAATAGAAAGTTTGTTTTGACGGTGCTCGGTTTGGTAGTTTACTTAATATTGCTATTAGTAAGACCCAACTTAGATGCCTGGACAGTGGCGGGGGGAATAACTTTAATACTTGGTGCTTTTGTTTACGGAAATGTGAAAGAACATCTTATTAACAGAGAAACAACAAAATGAAAATAACAAGCAATTATTTACCTGAAACGCAATACGTAAAAAAGATGTGCCCAAAATCAATGGTAGTACTTCATCATACAGTTTCCGGAGGAAGTGCAGAAGCTGTAAGAGATTGGTTTAACAGTACGAAAGAACGCGTTGCGGTTGCTTTTGTTATAGATAAACAAGGTAATGTATTAAAGCTTTTTGAACCTGAATACTGGGCTTATCATATAGGAAAAGGAAGCAAAGACGAGCATAATAAAAAAAGCATAGGTATTGAAATAGTAAATGAGGGTGCTTTAACAAGCAAAGACGGTGAATATTACTGGTTTGACGGAAAACACAAGTATAAAGGTAATGTATATGCACATGATAATTACTGGAGAGGATACCGTTTTTTTGCAGAATATACCGAAGAACAAACAATAGCAGCCGGTATGCTGGTTGGTGAGCTGATAAGAGATTTCGGAATACCGCCGAATTTATTATTAGGATATAATTACGCACCGGAAAACTTTGAATATCACGGAATACTAAATCATCATAATTTACGTCCGGACAAAAGTGATTTATCCCCAGCATTTGACTACCAATTATTTTTGCGAGCAATGAAATGAAACCGTCAATAATAACAGCGTTTTTATTAGGTGCTTTTTTATGTTATTTGGGAATGATAACCTTTGATAAAAAGGAGATTAAACAAAAAACCGAGTATATAAAAGGAAAACCTATAACGGAATATGCTAAAGGTAAAGAAGATATAAAGACAGAAAAAAAGAAGTTTAACGCACATGCCATGCTAACTCCGAAAGGAAATGAGAAGGGGGAAACCCCTTCTTTTTCCGATTATGAAAGAACATTTACAAACGGAGAAAGCAGTGTAAAAATATATGCAGAGACTTATCCCAAAACAGACAGTTTGAAAATAACCATTGACTGGGATATAGTAGAAAAAAGCTTTTATAGAGTTGATACGGTAACAATAAAACAAGTTGATACCGTAAAGGTATATAGTACGCAAGTAGAAAAGAGATATACTGAAGGTATTATAATAGGAGCTTCAGCAGTTCTTATTATTACAGAATTAATAAAATTAATACGAGGTTAAAATGATTGCCAGAAGCGGAATAAGAGCAAGCATGTTTTCGAGAAAAGGAACAATGGCAAAAACTCCCCTGAACATATTTTATGTCGGAATAAAAAAAGGGGGCGGTTTTGTTGAGATTACAGATGCCGAAGTAATTGAGGATTATTTAGGAAGACCCCTAAGAAATAAACTTTCTATAAAGACAGAGCAAACAAGTTTGCAGGCACGTATAAAAGAACTGGACGTAATTCTTGGATACGTGAAAAACAGAGGCGCCGATATGCAAATAGTATCTGTATTGGATAGAGGACAAACGACAAATGCTGTTGAGGGTATATATAACTTTTTCGGCGAAGATGCACCCGGAATAGATTTTGAGTTTGTAAGAAGTCCGAAAGAAAATTATCTAAAAGTAATCACCGAGTTAAATTATGATTATGCGACCGGACAAGCTTTAATACAAGCGGCGGCAACCAATGCGATAAATTCGGATTTAGCTTTAACAAGCCAAAAGACCGGACAAGATATTACTAAGTATGTAAAGCCCGGCTTAAGTGTAATAGGTGACCCGGATAATACACCAATATATGAATCAAAAGAAGAAGTGGATGACTACAAATTAACCGTAAAACCGAAAGGAAATAAAACGGTTTACGGCAGATTGATTGCGGATTATATTGATGTGGAATTTATGGTAGTTCTTAGAGGTCCAAATGTCGAAAAGATAAACGAAATTTTATCAAGAGACATGAATGCAGCATTGTTGTTCTCTTCGCCTATTATTGCTCCAAATGCAAATAATGTACTTTCACCAGGGTATGAGGCTTATTACTTATATAATTCAATGTTCACAACCAAAACGAGATTGGAAGACGATAAAAGATTGTTAACCATTACTTATAAATCCTCAATTCCATTGACGGATACGGTTGTGGAATTTGGTGACGGTGAAAGACAACAAGTAGTAAAATTCTTTGAAAATTAAGTTTAGGAGCAGATAAAATGTCAGCAACAACACAAAATATGACGGTAACAAAGGGAACTCAAAAGGTAGAAGTGTTTGAGTTTGCGACCGGTGATTATTCAAAGTTTCAATTCCTGATTTTGAATTTAGACGGTTCAATTGCTTTATTAATGCAAGGCACATCCGATAATGACAATTGGCAATTGGAGGTGACCGATTTAGATGTTACCGCAACAATACAAGACAGCGACACTCTTGCATTAAACGTAGGTACATTATCTTATGAATTTTCCGGATTAAACATTGCTACAGGTTTATGGGAAAAATTATTTATAGGTTCTGTTACAGTTAGTGCTGCAAGCGGAGGAGGAACAACGCCGCAAATATGGAGCGAAGGAAGAATCGGAAAAGTAAATGTATTGATAGATGATGTTGATCCAGGTGTAAATTACGATATAGTTATTGACTCGTTAAACAGATATTACTTAAAAGAAGACGGCATTTTTACGACTGTCGGAGAGGTTGAATATAGTGCAAACGAGCATTATACGGGCGAAAAATGGGCAGACGGTAAAAAGATATACAGACGGATTGTAACGAGTAGCGAAATTGCAAGTAGTGGGACCGGAACGGTTGCTCACGGAATAACCGGAATTGAAAATTTGATTAATATTCAGGGTTACGCTAAAAGAAATTCTCCCCTAGCGATTTATAATTTGCCGACTAAAAATATTGAAGTAAAGGTAGATGCAACAAATATTACAATTACAAACAGCGAACCTGAAGCTTTAACAATGGTGGTAGTATTATGCTATACGAAGAGCGAATAATTATTGTTTTATTAATTCTTGCCGGCTTTGCAAATGCAGGAATGGATGTTATTGATTTTAACCCCACAAAGTTTATTTTTCAAAATGATTGGTGGTTAAAAAAAGGTAAATTTTCATGGGATAAACGAAAATGGTACACTAAGTATATTTTTACAATGTTTTCGGATGGGTGGCATTTTTTGAAGTTCGTTAACATTATAAGCTATTTAGTGATTATTAGCCTTTTATATGGCAGTTATTGGTTTCTTTATACATTTGTTTTTTATTGCATAGTTGGTTGTGTTTTCGAAATTTGTTATAAATATTTGTGGAGAAAAAAGTGATAGATAATTTTAAATTAAATGGATTTGATAGACATGATGCATTGCAAAGTCCAATAACAAGATTTCGGGCATTTACTAAAAGTGACACCGTAAATGAAACCGAACTTGTAAGAGGGTTTCATTGCAATGCTAGCGGAAACGTAAAATGTTTGCTTTCAAATGATACAACAGCAGTAACTGTTTATGTATCAGCAGGGGTTTATTATCCATATAGGGTAATGCGATTGTACAACACAGGAACAACGGCTGACGTTGTGGGGATATTATAATGTTTGGGTTAGCGTTTAAATTTATTGGAGGATCTATTTATAAAATATTAGGGTTCTCGAACTTTTTCACAAAAACAGGTGATTCATTTTTTACAAAAACAGGTAATAAATTCAAAATCAAGGAGTAAGCGATGTCTGATATAAATGGAATATTTAATTTACCACAAATCACAACTCCAGCCTTAGACCATTTATTAATGGTAGAGGATAGCGAGGATA